AAACAAGCAGCTGAATCAGCATACGTCTACGATAAGGCATTATATGAAGCAAGGGGAGTAGAATTTGTTGAATATAAAGACAATGATTTTTTACAGCAATTAACAAAGTCCATTTCAGATCAGACTCAAAGCGAATTCACAAATCTAACGCAAACAATTGGATTTAGGGATTCTGACGGAAGATATCGCAATGTAAGAGATACATTTGTCAATAAATTGGATGAAGTGACATTCCAAGTTACTTCCGGTACTTCCAGTTATGACGATGCTATTAAAAGAGCTGTGAAAAGTCTGGTAGATAGTGGGATAAGGGTAGTTGATTATGAAAGCGGTCATACTGATCGGGTTGAAGTAGCCACACGCCGGGCAGTTCTTACTGGTGTCGGACAATTAGCTAATCAGGTTGCAATAAGGACCATTAATGAAATAAATGCAGAACACATACAAGTAAGTATGCATGACGGCGCAAGAACTGGAAATGGCTGGGGAGACATAAAAGACCATTCAGCCTGGCAAGGGAAAATATTTGCAAAGAATGGAGTAAACTTAACCACTCTTGAAAGGGAAACCACAGAAAAAGACAAAGACTATCCAGATTTTATCAAATATACCGGCTATGGAACCGGAGACGGTATAGGAGGATGGAATTGCCGACATAATTTTTCTGGTTTCCTACCGGGGTTAATGGATCCCAACTATTCGGATGAAGAGATTGCTGAGCAGCAAGAAAAAGACAAGGAAATAACCGAATGGGAAACTACAGACAGAAAGGGAAATAAAGTGGTAAATGAATATACAAGGTATAAAGCAACCCAAGAGCAACGCCGTATGGAGCGTATTATGAGAAAAACACGTGCTCTGGCAGTTGGGTATAAATCTGGTGGAAACATGGACGCATACACAGAGACAAAATCAAAATATAAGGCACAAAGAGCTGAATATAAAAAATTTAGTGAAGCCATGTCATTACAGCCACAATGGGAAAGAGTATATGTTGACGGTCTTTCACGAATATGATTTTAGGAGGTAATAAATAATTATGCCAAAACCCACACTTTCATCTTCTGCCAGATTGAACCTTAGGCGGCAATGGATAGCTATAAAACAGCAACTTGAGAAAAATCTAGTTGAATATAAAGAATTAAAAACCGCCGATAATGAGCGGTTTTTTGTTGAAGAAAATCAATTTTTAGTGAGGTGACAAGATGGCTGAATATAATTCAAGGCATACCGGAAAGCAAATAGATAATGGAATAGATACAGCTTTTTCGAATGAATCAAAAGTATCTGCCCTACAAGAAAAGATGGATATGCTTTCCATAAATGTCGAGGCAATACAGACAGAAGCAACTAACGCGCGATCTGTGGCTGATAATGCGGCAATCAAAGCAGCAACGGCAGGACTCAGAATTGAAGAAATTAACAATGCATTAATGGCAAGAATTGACGCATTAGAAGCCAGAATATAGGAGTTGTATATAATGGATAATGATAAACAATGGTATCTATGCCCTAATTGCGGACAGAAATTATTAAAGAAAGATGATAACGCAGTCTGCGTTGGGGTTTATGATAAATGCAAGAAGTGTCGGAAAGAAATTGAAATAATAATAGGAGGAGGAATTGATGAATCAGAAAAATAACAATAGAAATACAGGCATAGGCATAGGGGTGGTGCTTCAAATACTATTTATTGCTTTTAAATTAACTGATATAATTACATGGTCGTGGTTTTGGGTATTATCCCCCATGTGGATATATGGTTTTATAATACTTTTGTATTTAATAATAGCAATTATAATGATAATAAAATATTCTATGTGAGCCAATTGAGCCGGAATATGCAGTTGTTACTGTATTTTCCGGCTCTTTTTTATTATATAAATTTATCCGTTTCAGAAACGGAACAAAAGTTATCGGACTTTAAATAACCGAATGAAAGGAGAACATTAATGGCAGATGAGAATGGTGTATGGCGTACAATAAGCGGAAGACGAGTATTTATCAAAGAAGGTCAATCTCTTTCCGATGCGATGAGAGAAAGCGGAAAATTTGCCGCTGAAAAAACTCCGGAATATAAACCAGATGAGGAATATGGGAAAATTCCAGAATCCCCAGACAAGGCCCTTGTGAAAATAGCAAAAGATATCAATGCAGAAATCGGCGGCGAAGAATGGGAAGTGCTTCAATATGGCACAGGTTCGATGAAGAGACAAAACATTGCAAAAGAGGGAATTGAGGAAACATTAAGCGGAGGTAGAAGGCAATTTACCGACATAAAAATTACAGTTACTTCTCCCAGGAAAGTTATGGGATATATTGACATTTCGCAATATGAAAAAATAGGTATGGGCGGAGGACTTTCTGATTTTAGCAAAAGTTCGCAAAGGATTGAATTTGAAAACCGCCAAGAGTTGATTGCTAAAATCAAAAAGATTGGGTGATGATATGGACAATGAAATTATGACTCTTGATGAGATATTACAGGACTCCTATTATTTGGAACAATTTAATAAAAAAATAAAAAGTATGGCTGATGTCAATTTGGAGGTAAATATGAAAGATCAAAATAGTCAATCGGGAGCTAGCGAAGCGCAAATTGCCGAACAATCCCAATCGGAGGATATCAAAGAAACCGAATTGAAACAAAAAACTATTTCTCGTACTCAGGAAGAAGATAACGAACTCTTTAAAAAGGAGTCAATTAAAACAAAAAAATCTTTGTATACCAAGTTAGGTGTAAAAGATGATGATGAATTTGAAAATATTCAGGCACTTTTACAAGCCGAAAGAGAACGAAAGCAGAAAGAAGAAGCAGATAAGCCCATTATTGAGAAGCTACAGGGCGAATTAGAGGAGCGTAAAAAGAACGATGATGAAACTGCTAAGCGTCTTGCTAAACTCGCCGCATTGGAGCAGAAAGAGACTGTAACTGCTACCCTTAACAAACTGTATGGCAAAGATAAAGCCTTGGATTTGTCTAGTGTGGATACAGATTATGTCACATACCTGGCAAATCAAAAGATTTCTGAAACTGTATCGTTTGATGAAGCGGTTGAGACTGTACTTAAAGAAAAGCCACCAATTGCCAAGCTGCCTGAAATGGCCGGTGGAGCAGGTACAAAACCGGTTTCCAAAACAGAAGAAGAAGCCTTAAGAGAAAGTTATAAACAGGCTGCCAAACAGGGGAAATCGGCTGAAATGTCACGATTAATCAGAGAAGCAAAAAGAAAAAATATTGAATTAGAATAGGAGTGAATTAAATGCCAACAGGAACAACTTTAACAGATACAATTAACTATTCGGGAATGTTACACGCAAGAACAGACAAAGCCACAAAATTTATTGATGCTATATACGCCAGAGGCAGAGAAGGTGGTAGAAGAACTACTAATTCTGTTGAATTTATTTTGGCAGGTGGGTATAAAACAAGAGACCCTAAGCAGCCGGAAATAAGTGAAGAACAATCCCTGACTGCACCTGATCCCAAAACAACAGAAAGAGATCAGGAGTCTAATGTAATTCAGATTTATCATGAATCCGTTGCAGTCTCTTATATGAAGCAGTCCAATTTTAACGCATTGGGCGGAGTTAATGTAGCAGGAGCCGCTAATAATACACCGAATGAATTAGACTTTCAGGTTGGTGTAGTAGTCGATGAAATGCGAAAGGATTTAAACTGGACTACAATCAATGGGACATATCAGTATATACCAGGCAGCACAACGGTGGCACCTAAATCCAGAGGATTAATGGAAGCACTACAGACCAATCGGTTTGATATAGGGGGAGCATATTTAAGCAAAAATGTGGTGAATGATGTACTCATGAATTCAATCAAAAACGGATTTTCGCCCGAAGGAATTGAAATCTGGGTTAATCCCGATATGATGGATATTATAACAGATACATATATTCAGATACCGGGCTCTGCTCTTCCATCTTCGAGAACAGAGGGCGGTGTGGCATATTCGACAATCCTCACCAATTACGGAGACATCAATATCTTTTGGGATACCATGATACCTACTGCTTGTATTTCATTTATTAATGTTAGCTTATTAGCAATCGCAGAAAAGCCAACAATTAACGACAGGGGAGAAAACCTTGGCGTTTTATTTTATGAGCCTTTAGCAAAAACAGGGGCAAGTGAAAGAGGCCAGCTGTATGGCGAAATTGGCTTTGATTATGGCGCGGAATGGCATCATTCTATAATGACAGGTATTGGAAGATAAGGGGGAGCCGGATGTATAAATTAGCAAGTACGGGAAAGTTCGAGGAAATCAAATCAAAAAAAAGAACAGATGATTCTGTTGGTGTCCTTGAATCGAAAATTTCCGAATTATCTAAGCAAATAAAGTTAAAGGACGCAGAGATTAAAAAGATTACAAAAGAAAAAGATGAAGAAATCGCAAGATTTGAGCAAATGGTCAGAGACAGAGATGCCCGGATACATGAATTGGAATCATCAATTTAAAACCCAAATTAGGAAAGGCGGTATAATAGTATGATTTTTGCTGACGCAGATTTTTACAAAAATGAATATCTTCTTGGTAGAACAGAAATTATACCGCTTGAAGAATTTCTGTTCTGGTCTCGGAAGGCTTCCGATCGTATAAACCGGCGCAAGATTGAATTAGATAAAATACCAGAAGTGTTGAAACTATGCACCTGTGAGGTTGCGGAGGCATTCTATGTGGATTCTGAAAAGGAATTTATGAGCATGGAACCCTCCCAATCCGTAGGGGCATACAGCAAAGGCGCGGTGAATATCAAGCAGGAACAAGCAGATTTTAATGTCCGTGTAGATGGGATAATCAGGAGGCATTTGGCAGGGACGAAATTGCATGATTTGTTTGTATTTCGCGGCTAAATACTTGATTTAATGCGGTAATTATAGTATGATTAATCCAAAAGGATGGTGGCAGAAATGAAAATAGCGTTTATGATTTGTTTTGTAAATGATTCAGAATATTACGATCAAGTCGATGATGAAAAAATAACATTAAGCGTTGATGTGCTGTCCCGCTGGATTGATGAATACATGCAAAACGAAAAATACAATGGTTCTTGCGGCGATAGAATAAGAGTAGAAGCTTATGAGATCGATGGAGATTTTATCGAACAATGGGAGCTGAGCGGAAGTGATACAAAGGATGAAGCGATAAAAGCTTGTAGTAAATTAATCCCATAAAGTGTTAACTTAATATTATGAGCGTCTTACCAAACGGTAGGGCGTTTTCTTATTCCCAAAAGGGGGTTGCCATGCCTACATCGTACTTAAAACAATTCGCCGAAAGACGGCAGAAAAAAAAAATACAATTTCCACCGGAAGTAACAGGACCAGTAACAATATGGCCCATGTATACCGATTTGCTGACTGGAAATCAGATCAATATACGGTGTGTGCTCCAAAATTCTTTCTGGAATGATGATTCTATCTCTGTGTTTCAGAATACTGGACAACAAACGCGATATTCAGTAACTTTGTACATTCCCTACAACGCGGAGGTAACAGGTCGTACTTATGTAACACCAGACGAATGGAATAATCTTGCAGTTTTAGAACTTGATAGCCATTGGACGATAAATCCACGTCAATTGCCTTTAATGGTTAAAGGGGTAAATGAGCATGAATTTCAATGGGCGGACCCTAATGCGGCAAATAGAATTATAATGCAGGAGAATGCTTTATTAAACGCAAATCCAAGCGTCAGGCGTGCTGTGGATGTTAATAATAACTTTTTTGGAAGCGCGAATATGTGGCATGTGGTTGTAAGAGTATAGTGTGTTTTTTGAAAGAAGATGAATCATGAAAATTACAACACCAAAATCTAAACCAATTTCAAAAGATAAAGCATTGGAGGCAATGATTGAATGGTATCCCGGTTTTGAAAAACGCATGAATAATACTTTCGGTGAAGGGAGTTCATTGCAAAAATTTATAGATGCTGCGGTTTTAAGTGGTTGCGAACCATATATACCGTTAAAAACAAGTACACTTATCAGAAGCGGAGAAATCGCCACGATAATAGGCAGTGGTACAGTCACATGGCTGACTCCTTATGCACGTTTTTTATACTATGGAAAACTAATGATTGATCCTGAGACAGGAAGTGCATGGGCGTTGGCTGGGAATAAAAAAATTGTGACTGATATTAATTTGGTTTATCATGGTGGCGGAAAACGTGGTTCGTTCTGGTTTGAAAGATGGAAATCTGATAACCTTAAATCATTTGCAGGAAATCTAAAACGAGAACTTGGATTAGATTTGGAGGTATATTAATGGACGAAGAGATTTTATTTTTAAACCGTCTTATAAAATTTATTGAGAGCTGTCCGTTTTTAAATGCCACGGGTAGTATATCGGCAGCTCCATTTGATCCCGTGAATCAAGTAGTTGTGGTACCGTTTAGTCCTAATGTAACACAGGGTAACGGAATCTCCTATAATGGATTAAGTTCACCAACGGTAGAAAGGTTTATTGATGGAAGTATTATTGTAACCAACCAGGCGAATTTTACATTAAATATTTTGCGGCAGTTTATTGATCCCATTTTTAATAAAGAAACCGCAGAATTTATATCACGATTTGAACAATGGGTTTTAACTCAAAGTTTAATAAGAAAGGCACCATTGTTCAGTATACCATTTTATCCGGAAGAATTAATGTGGGCTGACGGTGGTTTTTTATGGAATGTTGTGCAGGATGCGAATATTCCATTTGCAGCATATCAAACAAACATACATATTAGATATCAAACAATGATAGAAAGTGAGGATGATTATTAATGGTAACAGATTTTAATTTAACAGGCGAGGCATTAAGAAATTTATACATTTTTGCAGTGGATGTATCAGAAGGAGCGGTAACCCCGGAATGGGAAATACAGGGATACAAAACCGAAGATACATCAATGGAGTTTAATCCGGAAGTAACAACGGTTACGGATGTTTTGGGAGATACCTATACTGATGTTGATAAGTTCGAGGAGCAAATTGCATTTGAGCCGAACACATTCCGCCCATTTGCAAAGGGTGGAAAGCTAAGCGCGTTGCTGCTTCAATATAAACGTGAGGGCACGCTTGAAAAGTTTTCTCAGTTCAGGGTATTAGAAGGGTTTGGAATGTTAGGTACGCCAGGCGCTTATGAAGCTGACGTACACGAAAAATCAACAATATATCCAACAAGCATGGGTGGAAGTTCCCGGACGAATTTCCCTTTTACGGTTCATCTTGGCGGAGAAATTACTAAGGGCACAATTGACACGCTGAAAAGGGGACTTACCTTTACACCGGCAATATAGGAGGCATTTATGGATATCAAAATAATAAGACCCTATTTTGACTTGGAACAAAACAGGGTAGTTAAAAAAGATGAAATATTTACGGTAAGCGAAAAGCGCGGAGAACTTTTAATTGCAAACGGAATGGCAGAAAAAATGGATAATAATTCATCTTTTTTTAATTCAAAAAGCAAAAATTCAAAAACAGAAGAATCATTTCCGGAGTTTGATAAAGATTCAAAATAAAAATATATGGAGGTTTAAATGGATCATAATTTTGAAAGCGATTTTCTCATTGAGGATAAACGCAAACGTAGAAAAATAATAGTTGATGGTGAGTGGGTTGCAACAGCGATTTATAATCCAGATGATCCAAACACTTATAAGCAAATTATGAAAATATTTGCTATTCTTGATGGGAAAAAAACAAATCCGAAAGATTTCGAGTTAACCAAAGAAGAGCAGGAAGCAATTGAAAGAACGCTTGAAAGTACAACTGATTTTGATACAGCCAGCTCGGCATTTTCAAAATTAAACGGATCCTTGCAGGCAACAATAAACGATATTGATGCGTTGATAGATGGAGTAAATGCTATGTTCGGAGAAGGAATTTGTGAAATTCTTTTAAAATACGGCAAGGATGGTGAATATTTGACGGGATTACTTGAAGTCGCATTCAAAGAAGTTAAAAATTCAAGACAAGTTATAAAAAACAAGTATAAAGCAAAGAAACAAAACGGAGTGATTGAATGAATCGCCTGACACAAGAACTTCCAAAAGCAGTTATGATTGACGGATTGGAGTATCCGATAAATACATCATCTCGTAACTGCTTTTTGATTTTAGAAGCATTAAAAGATGATGATTTATTTGATATTGAGAAATGGGAAATTCTGCTTGAAAATTTTTATCAGGAACCATATCCGACAAACTTACAAAAAGCTTTTGAAATGTTTCAAAAATTTTTGACACAATGCAGAGAACCATTAAATAAAAATGAACCTCAATTTGTTGATTTTGTAATGGATAGCGATTGTATATATGATGCATTGTTATCATTAGGATTAAGCAATGATGATATAAAATCATTACATTGGTGGGATTTTATTTCTCGCCTTTCGGAAACAAAAGATACAGCATTTAACCGCAGAGTGTATCTTCGCATGCAAAATCATAGAGGAAAACTGACAAAAGAAGAACGTGAAGAATGCGGACATATCGGATGGGATATTATCGAAATGCGAAATAATTCAGAAGATAAAGAAATTCTGGCATATTTACAAGGAGAAGATTAAAAATGGTAAGTAGCATTAGTCTTTTATATATATAGACGATATGCATGTCGTAAAGAGAGGTATAATCCACCTCTCTTTTTCTGTACAAAAAATAATGTTTGGATAGGTAGAAGAAAGGCGGTTTTAAATGGCTGACAGATATGATGGCGCGATTAATATAAAAACCCTTGTGGACAATAAGGGCATTAATAAGGGTTTATCTCAGACCGCCAAAGAAATTGACCGGCTTACTACGAATTTTGAAAAACAAGCGGAAAAAATAAAGCAACAAAACGCAGAATTAGAAAATTTACGAAGCAAATTACAGGCTATAGCAAAAGGTGAAAAACCGCAGGAACTTATAGAACTTGAAAAACAGCTCAAAAATACAGAAAAGCAGGTTGATAAACAAGCAGAATTAAGAAATAAATTATTAAAAACCTATGATGATGAAAATATAAAATTAAATGATTTATTACAAAAAAAAGAACTTATTGAAAATTCTACGTCTAATATTCATGCAGAAGAAGCCAAAATAGGTATGCAATTAAATAATCAGAAAGCCATAATAGATACAATAAGTATTGAAAAAGGATTTTCTGTTAAACAAATAGAAGAAGCATACGCAAAATATAATAAACTTAATGAAGAATTTAATAAAATAAAAATAACACAAGAAGCCATTGAAGAAGGTGGCAAAATTGATCTATATGGAGAAATAGAAAAATCAACAAAAATGATATCTTTGCTAGATAAACAATTAGAAGAAGTTGATATAAAATTTTATGATACTGGAAAAGAAGCAGAAAAACTTTCATACGAAATAGAAAAAATTAAGATTGATCCTACTGCGTCACAAGAATTTCAAGATTTAACAAATAAAATCGAACAAGGAAGTCTTGCTCTTGATGCGAGCAAAGATAGAGCCATTGAATTACAAAATGAACTATTAAAACTATCGACTCCTTTTGGTCAGACAATACAGGATATATATACTAAAACAGAGAATATTACATCTGAAATTCAGAAACAGCAAAATGAATATCAGACATTAAATACACTTTATGAACAAACCAAATCTGAATTAAATGCAGCAAAAGAAAGCGGTGATTCTTTAGCTGAAAGTTTAGCTCAAGCGAATATGGACAGAACTGAAAAGGATATTGAAAAGATAGATTCTAAAATAAAAAATTTATATTTTGAATCTGAAAAACTTAAAGTTGCATTTGAAGATATAACATTAAATCCTCAAAATACAGATGAAGCTTATAATTTACGAGCGCAAATTAGTGGTATTGCTTTCATGCTTGATGATACTTCAAAAAGTGCAAGAACATTATCGGCAGAGATGAGTAAAGCATTCAAAACAGAGGAAATAAGTCAAGTTGATGCTGAATTAATAAATATTGGAAAAAGCTCAATAAATTTAACGACATTTTTAAATAAGATTAAGGATGGATTTAAAAAAATAGGCGTGTCTGTTTTGAGTATGATTGGTTCAATGAAATTATTAAACAAAGAAACAAAAAATTCTACTTCTGGATTTGAAAAATTAGCAAATAGAATCAAAAATTTAGTGGTTGCAGTTTTTGTTTTTAATATTATTAGACGAGGGTTACGGCAGCTTCAACAGGGGTTAATGTCAGCACTAAAACAAAATGATCAATTTGTAAATTCATTAGCACAGATAAAAGGGAATTTACTTACAGCATTTCAGCCAATCTATAATGCTGTATTGCCTGCTATTAATGCGCTAATGTCTGCATTAGCAAAAATTACAGCATATGTTGCATCATTTGTTAATGTTGTTTTTGGAAAAAGCATTAAACAATCCCAAGATGCCGCAAAGGCTATGTATAACCAAGCCAAGGCCACTAGTGCAGCTGGTAAGGCTGCTGAAAATGCATCATCAAGCATAGATGAATTAAGTGTAATTTCAGAGAATACTGCTGGTGCTGCCGCAGGTGCTGAAATCGCACCATCATTTGATATTGATACAAGTGATTTGGATATGTCTATATTAGATCAATTCGCAGAATGGATAGAAAAAATAAAGCAATTATTACAACCTGTAATTGATTCATTAAAATTATTATGGGAGCAATTAAAAATAGTTGGGAGTTTTGCATGGGATGCATTAAAAGATTTTTATAATTCTTTTTTAAAGCCTGTTGGCTTATGGACACTGGGAGAAGGATTACCACGTTTTATTGATGCTATCACAAAAGGTCTTGCTGCTATAGATTGGCAGAAAATAAATGATTCTATACACGAATTATGGAACGCGCTTGCACCTTTCGCCATTAATGTAGGAGAAGGTCTTTTAAGATTATGGGAAAACGTATTGGTTCCTCTCGGAACATGGGTTATTGGAAAAGGATTCCCAAATTTTATAGACGGAATTACAAAATTAGTATCAGGAATAGATTGGAATAAATTAAATACATCTTTAGACAGATTATGGAAATTACTTTTGCCTTTTGCAATAAATATCGGCGAAGGACTTCTATGGTTTTGGAACAATGTCTTGGTTCCATTGGGAACATGGACAATTAATGATGTAATACCTTCATTTCTTGATATATTATCAGGAGCCATTGATTTTCTAAATACAACAATTGAAAGCATAAAACCTATTTTTCAATGGTTTTGGAATAAAATTCTTGTTCCAATTGCAGAATGGACAGGAGGGTTGATTGTCGATATATTAAGAGCTATTGGTGATGCGCTTAGATGGATTGCCGATAATGAAATAGCAATGGCCATTATTGAAGGAATAGCAATAGCAATAGGTTTAGTTACTACTGCTCTTCAAGCCTATAATATAGTGACTGCGATAATGGAAACTGTTCAGTTAGCAGCAGCTGCAGCCGGTGGGATTTTAGCTATTGCTGTAAATGCTATAAACTTACCGCTTGTATTAATAACAGCAGCTATAGCCGCATTGATAGCAATAGGAATCCTGTTATATAAGAACTGGGATGTCATCAAAGAAAAAGCACTTGAAATATGGGAAAGCATTAAAGCATTTATTTCTGAACAAATTGAACGAGTGAAATTAGTAATAACAACGGCTATTGAAATTATTCAAACTGTTTGGAACACAATTTGGACAGCCATAAAAACAACCGTTACGAATATATGGGATTACATCAAGAATTTAATATCTACAACAATTAATACAATAAAATCTAGTATTACCGCGGTATTAAATGGAATAAAAACGGTATGGAATAATATTTGGAATGGATTGAGCGATACAACAAAAAATGTATTTAATAATATTTGGAGTGTTATCAAAAAAGTTATAAATAGTATTCTTGGCGGAATAGAAAGCATGGTTAATGGTGTAATTAACGGAATCAACGGAATGGTAAGAGCATTAAATAGATTACATTTCAGTATTCCAGAATGGGTGCCGGGATTAGGTGGTAAATCGTTTGGATTCAGTCTTTCAGAGCTTGGACAAATATCAATTCCGAAACTTGCAACCGGCGGCATTGTAGATCAGGCAACTATTGCTATGATTGGCGAAAGAGGTAGGGAAGCTGTTCTTCCTCTTGATAGAAATACGCAATGGCAGGATGCGTTGGCTGATAAAGTAGTACAAAGGATTAATTCTGATGAAACGAATAACCTAATAAGAGAAACAAATCAATTGATTGCTTCTTTGGCTGACGCAATAAGGAATTCAAGTTCAGCAATATATCTTGATGGTCGAGAAGTTGGAAGTAGTATAGAATCGTGGCAACAAAACAAGGGAATACAGACAACAGGAGGTGGATTTATAAATGCGTACTAATGACGGATTTATAAGATATGGTTCATCATTTGATAATCTGATTTATACATTGCCTTTTCCGACAAGGGGAAAGGCAATGTTTCAAACAGAGCGCTTAGTAGATGCTGCCAGAAATGTTAATGGAGTTGTGGTTGGTCAACAAGTCGGAAGAAGCCTTGATAAGCAGAATATGGGATGGTCTCGTATAGAACCCGAGAAGTGGTGGGAATTTAATAATTTTCTTGAATCCCATGGAATGTTTTTTAGCGTTGAATATTTTAACTATAATTTGGGACGCTTGCAAAGAAAAAGATTTTATGCGAGCAATCCCCAATGCGAACCAGTTAATGTTGATCAGAATTCATTAAGACCAGAATATCTGGAAAATGCGCAGGTAAACATTATAGATACAGGGGAATAATATGCAAAAAGTATCTGAGCTTTGGAAAAAAGAAATGGCAAATAGAATAAGAGGCCGAAGTTATATGAGAATTAACTTTGGCCTTGTTGATGTGGATGCGGCAGATGATATGTCGGCTGCTGATAATGGACATGAATTTTTGTCAGAAGTCAGTAAGATATCAAGATATAATCAAGAATATTCTTATGCCACGGCAGAAAACAACGGTTTTTTGTTAAATGGACGGCAAAGAATTGTACCAGAATCACAAGGAACAATATTATATCAGGGATTTGTATCAAATACTTTAAGCGATCAGTACGGATATTTTAATCCACAGCCATATATTACAATGAATTTTACAAAAACACACAGAACAAAAGGACTCAGCTTTATATTTGATCATATAATGCAACGCTATCCTTCGGAAATTGAAATTACTGCTTATCGGCAAAATAATATTATTTTTACAAAAAAATATGAAGTCGATAGCTTTAACTATATAGCATATGGTGACTTTGAATATTTTGATAGTATGCGGATAAAATTTATACGTTGGTTTAAGCCGTTTCAACGCGCAAGGCTTAGCAATATTGTTTTTGGCGTTGGAATCATATTTGATAATCGAAACATTATTAATGCAACTCAAACAGAAGATATAGATCCGATCATGAGACGTTTACCTATTAACACATTTAGCTTTAATATTTTGAATTTGGATAAAAGCTATAATCCCGATAATCCAAACGGAATATGGAGCTATGTCGAGGAAAAAAGTCCTATTACAATTTCATATGGATTACAGCTTACAGAACCAATATCCTGGGGTGATTTAAAAGATCAAAAATGGGGTGATCTGGAATTAGTTACATGGGGTGATCTTGTGCGCGGAGATTATATAGAATGGATTGATAATGGTAGTTATATTTTAGATGCTATACCCATTGCAGACGGGATACAAGTAACATTTAACTGTACTGATTTGATTGGAGGACTTACAGAGACTTATTTTGAGAACAATGGTCTTAATGTCAGATCATTATATGATTTAGCAGAAAACGTATTAAAAAATGCTAAGTTAACAGAACAGCAATATTATATAAGCGATATCCTAAAAGAAATCTCAACAAATGCGCCATTAACGGATTATTCATTCAAAGATAGTCTTAAAATAATAGCGCAAGCTGCATTTTGTATACTTTTTACTGACTTAGAAGGAATTATTCATATAGAACCTAATGCATTTACAAAAAATGATTTTAAGTTAACACTTGATGATATGTGGAATTCCCCGAAAATTGAAAAATCTCCTTTGCTAAAAAACATTGAGGGAAAAGTTTATGAATATTATTTTGATGAAGAAAAACAGGAAATAGAAAGTAATGAGACTGTTTATAATTTTGAATTTAATGAAACTGGAATCACAGAGAAAATTGAGAATCCTCTCATTACGTCCTATGATCATTTGTTAAGTGTTGTAAGTCAATATGCGCATTATCTGAACATGCGAAATACATATTATTATGATTATCGCGGAAATCCAGAATTGGAAAGCAATGATATAATTTCCATGCAGTCTGATTTTTCGGACGACTTAAAAGTGATTACACTAAAACATGTTATTTCTTTTACTGGTGGAATAAGAGGAAACTTAATTACAAAAAGATTGGAGGGTGATATATAAATGGATTATACATTTCATTTTCAGCTTCGCAAGCCATCGTATGATGGTGCTGCGGATATAAATGATGTTAACGTGAATATGGATAATATTGATAGTATTGTATTCACTATAGACGAGAATTCGCTATCAAGAGATACGGAGCTTGAAACATTAATCCGGTCGCATATAGTCGCATTAGAATTAGATCATCCAGACGCAAGCGTAACAACTGATAAAATAAGAGATTCCAATATAACTACATCAAAAATTATGGAACTGGCAGTTACTACTGGAAAATTAGCCAATTTGGGCGTAACAACAGAAAAAATTGCAAATGATGCGGTTACAGATTCCAAAATTGGAAATAGAAATGTAAATGATCCAGAATCAGATAATGCGACATATACCGGATTTCTGACGGCAATAATTAATAAGATTACAAGCGCAATACGTTCACTAAGATCAAATGTTAATTCTCATATTGGAAATATATCAAATCCGCATTCTGTTACCGCGGAGCAAGCAGGAGCCGCTCCTAAATCACACACCAGTGCGGACAATAGATATGGAATTAGCTCTCGATCAGATTATGGACATTCAATGTCAAGTTCCGCGATACCGATTGTTTCCGGGGAAGGTGCTGCCGGATTGGATAATGGAAAATATGCAAACGAAGGTCATGTTCATCCGGCACAGACATCGATCACGGGAAATGCAGGAACATCAAGCAAATGGCTTTCAAAAATGCTTCTTAATCTTATTGGAGATGCATCGGGAACGGGGAGTTTTGATGGTTCTGAAACTACAAATGTAAATCTGACATTGGCTAACAGTGGTGTGACTGCCGGAACATATACCAAAACAACAGTGGATGCAAAAGGTAGGGTAACTTCCGGAAGTAATCCAAGTACCCTTTCAGGGATGGGTATCACTGATACATATACAGCAATACAAATTGACGGAAAAATATTAATTGTTAATGAAAAACTTTCCGAAGTGGAGGCAATTGCGAGGGGAGCAAGCCGGGCTTTTGTTTTTGAAACATTAATAGCCTTAAATGCCTGGCTAGCCATTTCATCCAATATAGCACAATTACGAACTGGTGATAATTTATTTATTATAGAATTGGGCGTACCAGATTACTGGTGGGATGGAACACAAAAGCAAATACTCGAAACTGAAAAAGTCGATTTATCGAATATTTATACAAAAGACGACATTGCTATATTATTGTCAGGGAAAGAACCAGTCATAGCAAAGGGTACATCAAGCCAATATTGGAATGGATTAAAAGCGTGGACTGATTTTGCAACATCTGTAAGAGCTGCCTTATTAACTGGATTGTCAACAGCATCTACTGAAAATAATGCTGTTACTGCTGCTGATTCTTTGCTTATTGCAATAGGAAAATTGCAAGCACAAATTAACGCAACTGTGGCAGGAAATGTAACAAGTGCATCAAAATGGTATTCTGAACGAAAATTATCTCTTACAGGGGATGGTGCTGCTTCATTGTCCGTAGATGGCAGTAAAGATGTATCAGCTATTTTGACTTTAGCGACATCCGGCGCAACGGCTGGCAGTTATGGACCGACAGCAGCCGCAACGTTAGGCTTTGGTGGAACTATTATAGTTCCGTACATAACCGTGGATGTAAAAGGCAGAGTGACGGCTATAGTTGCACGAAACATGATATTGCCGGCCACACCGACAAGTGTAACAGGCACAGCAGGAAATGTAACCGGAATAGTCGCCATCACAAATGGCGGTACCGGTTTGTCGACTGCTCCATCCATGCTCATAAATTTAGCTTCAACAACAGCAGCAAGTCCTTTAGCGGCAAGCCCTCGTCCTGGCATTACGGGTATATTACCTATTGCAAACGGTGGAACCGGAAATACAACAGGTAAAGCTGCTACTGCTGATGAATTAAATTATACGGGGTATTAAAATGTGGACATATGCAAAAACAGATTGGAATTCAACAGATTTTTTTGAATATGCAGAG